GAGCCAGCAGTATCAAATGCTGTACGCATACCAGTAAAGGCTTCACCACGGGGGTCAGAGAACTGACGAGCAACATTAAAACCTGCCTGTTGGTCAGGAGTAAACCCTGCAAATTGACGAGCTTCTAAACCACCCGCTACACCCTGTGCGCTTTCTACATTTTTTAGATAAGCATCACGCAATGCAGGATCAAGCTGCGCTGTTTGTTGACTTGAACCACCAGACATAATTACACCTCCGTTGATAGCCAATAATGTGTTGGCTTCATGTTAAATTTGGATACAAAAGTTCTTGACCAGCCTCTACGTCCTGTTAAGGTGATCTTGCGGCATTCCATGTCTTCAGCGAACTTCTGAATATGGGGGGTGAGTGTTTCTAGTTCTACTAGATCACCAGATGCCAAAAATATATGCAAAACCTTCATTCTTGGAAAGTTCTGCACCTGAGTTACTACTGCGCTGTTAGTCCCAGGCCATAATTGCATCGTACAACTGTCAATACAGTCGGCTACGTCCTGCATATTATGAGTGTTATCGTATTCTAAAGCAGGTTCCAGAATTTTCTCTACTTTTTGAAAAGATACAGCCCATAATGGTAGTTCACCATTGGTTTTGTACTTTTCATAGTCAATCATAGTGCTGAAGTTGTCAATATACCGATATTGCTAACCAAAATCTCATATCTAGTGCCGTTTGGACTAGAGATAATCAGTCTGTTGGGAGGGGTTATCTTGCGAGAGCCAATCTCAACATCCTGATTACGCTTGTAAATGTTTGTATCTTCAGACTCAATGATCCTGCGAACATTAGCCTGATCTCTAAAATCATAGGTAGGAGTAGGGCTTGGGAGCTTCAACGCATACCTCCTGGCTTGCCATCCAATCGAATAGTCCCAACACGCCAATCAGTATTGATGTTTCCTTCAATCTTGACTGCAATCTGTCTACCAGTAATACGTACAGAAGTAGGCGTATTCATGGTGTATGGACCAAAGTTATATTCTGCAGCATTGGGGTAAAACTTGGTGCTAAACCTAGCTTTTACATCACCCAAAGTGTTTTCATCAGGAACCAAACCAACAATGTTAATCACTCTGTCGCCAGAAGCTAACTCTACAGGTCCTGACTCAGCAAATGGAACAGCTGAATCGTATGTAAAACCAGTTTCATGGTCATATACATAAGAATCAGATGAAACCATCATTGGCTTATTAAATACACCAGAATCAGTACCGCAAGTCCTACCAAAGCTACCAATAGCCCAATGGTTCTCACGATAGTTGTAACTTACATACGAATCATTTTCAACACTGGCTGAACTTGGATAGAACCACCAAACTTCACCATACATTGAGTTATGGACACAGTAAACTTTAGAGGCTTGCTGATAGTTAATGTTGTTGAAAATGTAGTCACCAACATCACAAGGCAAAGGCTTTACAAAGCCATCAAACATCCAGAATCCAGACTTAGACATCCAAATAGCTGAATTGTCAGTAGCCGCTACTGCTTGACGGGAAATAACACCACATCCAGTACCAATGCGCTCAAATCCATAAACGTATGGTGGACCAATATAAGTAGCCGAATGGACATCTACATCAGTAAACAAGATGGTAGCACCACGAACTCGCTTGCCACACATCAAAGAACCTAATGTGGTCAGATCAAAGTCACCAGCTTGATTGGTAGCACTTGGCGTCCAAGTTGTATTGTTTTCTTGGTCAGACCATTGAACTTTACGAGGATTTCCACCTGCTCCAAGAGCAAATAAGAATCTTTCTTCAGTAACCACTAAACCAGAGTTTCCAGTTGGTGCATTTGTAATTGCAGCGGCTACAGTACCAGTATTTAACTGCCATTCGTAAAGCTTACCATCAGCGTTAGAACAAGCATTTAAATATTGACCCCAAGTATCCATACTCCATGTAGTAGCAGGAGTGTAGGAGCCAGTATCTGGTCTAGCAATACCATATGACGATGTTCCATATGTACCATAGCCATATCCTAGTTTTGCATCAGCATCTGCAATGCCAACAGTAAAAGAAGTTGGAGTAATGTCGTATGGAGTACCGCCTTCATTCAAAGCATATAGCTTTGAGTGAGTGCCAACAGCAGTCCACCTAAGATTACTGTTATCACGCCATGCAAGTATTCCACGTGCAGAGCCTGTTAACTGGTTAGGAGATCGCTTTCTCCATCCACCAATAGGACGTAGTGTGTTCTGATACCAACGTACCAGATTAGAGCTATTCCAGCGTCCCTTAGATTGGTACTCAGTACCATTCTTGTAAACACCAGCAGGGATGTTTAGTGGGATATACATTTATGCAATACCCCAGATGCGAACTTGACCTGCACCGCCCGCACCACCTGCACCACCTGCAAAGGCAGTAAATCCTGCACCGCCACCGCCACCACCACCGCCTGGGAATCCACCCGCAGCACCTGCGGCTCCATTACCAGTAGTAGATGAACCACCACCACCGCCACCAGAAGCCATGCCGTTGGCTAATGTTGCACCTGCAGTACCAGCAACAGTTGCTGCACCGCCTGCTCCACCACCGCCACTACTAAATGACATAGATGTTCCACCAGCACCGCCTGCTTCACCAGGTGCGCTTCCACTCCTATTACCTCCACCAGCGCCTCCTGCACCAGAAGAATGAATTGAGCTGCCACCAGAACCGCCTGCGGTATAAGCAATTCCACCACCGCCACCACCCCATGTAGCTGAATTACCTGCTGCACCACCGCCAGCACCAATATTTGTCAAGAATGATGCGCCATCAGATGGTGTTGCAAATGTAGCAGTTATAGAAGGCGCACCACCATTGCTTGCTGGAAATGTAGAACTTGAAGATGTGCCGTTAGAACCAGCACCTCCTTGACCACCACCACCACCGCCATATGAATAATTAGGGAATGTAGTATTACCTGCTACACCTGCGCCACCGCCATATGCTTTAACAATACTTCCAATAGATGAAAGTCCACCTGCTGTAGCAGCAGCTCCTGCAGCACCAACAGTAGCAGTTACGGAATCACCTGCAGAACCAAAATATGAAAATGGATAGCTGCTAATAAATCTAGAACCTGCACCACCACCAGAACCACCAGTTGGTCCATTGGTTGTGGTATCACCAACACCGCCTGCACCACCGCCACCGCCACCAGCAACAACATCAAATCCAAGTTGTGAATAGCCAGGCGGTAACGTAATTGAAGTGGTAGAAGTAAGTGTTAAAGCAAATGTATTGATAACAACAGACTTAAATGAAGTTCCATTGCACATTACCAAACGAACTTCTTTTGGATACATAATGAAACTTGTCAATCCATCAATAGTTTCTGAACTATTAGGGTCTAAAGTTAAGTTACCAGTTCCAGAATTACCTATGTAGCACCACCATCCTGCGCCCAATGTTGCAGCGGCAACAAATGTCTGTGTAAAAGTACCACTGGTGATGTCAAAGTAATAACCATTGTCAGCAAGACCTAATATTGTGTTTGAGGTTCTTGTTGCAACAGGAATTGAAAAGTTTGTACTGATTGCTGATAAAAGAAAGTTAGTGCCATCTGATTTAACGTAGTAACCTGCTGCACCTGCAGAGGTTAATCCTGTTCCACCATTAGCAATAGGCAAAGTACCTGTTACACCAGTAGTTAAAGGCAATCCAGTAAGGTTAGTTGCAACTCCAGATGTAGGCGTACCTAATAATGGAGTAACCAAAGTAGGAGAAGTGCTTAGAACAACAGATCCTGTACCTGTTTTAGTTCCTACACCAGTACCACCTTTGGTAACTTTAAGCAAAGGACCAGTATCAAACAAAGCATCAATGGTGTCTAAGTCTGTGTTGATCTTAGTACCCCAAGTATCGCTAGAAGCACCTACTTCTGGTTTAGTAAGACTTAAATTTGTGGTTGTGGTATCAGCCATAATGACCTCTTAATTTACTGTTGTCCAAGTTTCTGATTGATCTGAAACATCAGTCCAACTCTCAGAAACGTCTGTAATTGTTGTCCAAGTCTCTGCAATATCATCTTCATTTTCCCATTTACGTCTACCAGATGCGGTAACGCTAGATAGGGCAGATGAATTTGCAGATGCTAGGTATACAGCCACACCATTAGCGGATACTGTACTCTCTGGGAATATAACAATTATCGTAGAAAAAACACTTACTGCATACGCAGTAGCATTGGAAACTGCTTGAATATCTGCTCTTCCACCTGCGCTGTAATTTGCACTAGTCGCAACTGTAGAAGTTGTAGCACTTGTGGCAGCTCCTGCACCTAAATAGATAGCACTGGCAGTAACTGAAGTAACAGCATCTACATTTGCAGACGCATCTTTAAAGCCACCCGCAAGTGACGAAAAAGGAGCTTCAGATAGTGCGTAAAAGCCAAACATTATTTAAGATGTCCGTTCCCACCTAGCCATGCAAACAAAGCTACTGTTCCTAGTCCAACTACCCAGAAGAACTTTTTAACAATGCTTTCGCCAATGCTAATATAAACATTTTCGATTACTTTTTCAGTAACCTTTTCAACTAGAAGCTCTAGTTGCTCATCAGTAAGTACAATATTATTTGCCATGATTAAAAGGTTATGGAACCTGATGAAGTAAATTTGTATATTCTAAACCCACCTGATGTAGAAATGGTAGGAGAACCCGTTGTGCTTGTTGCGGCTATAAATGTGTCTGGATAGCGAAGGATGACGATACCTGAACCGCCTGCACCTACAACCGTACTTATTCGACCACCGCCACCTCCTCCACCAGTGTTAACTGTGCCAGCAACAGCAACTCCGGGGCTGTCTCCACTACCGTTTCCTCCTCCACCAACACCTCCAACACCACCAGTAGTATCTCCTCTAGAACCTCCACCCCCACTATATGTAGTTACTGTGCCACTAATGACGCTTGCTATACCTGCGCCTCCGTTATATACAATTCCAACAGTTCCCGCACCTCCACCTCCACTACCATTAGCAGAAGATACACCCCCAGCATTTCCCTGACCAGAAATACCAGAACCGCTTACTCCGTTAGCGCCACCGCCACCGCTTCCACCAACCCCGCCATCAGAACTTCCACCACCACCAAATCCACCACCTGTAGCAGTAATAGATGAGAAGACAGAGTTTGCACCAGCCGTTCCACTATCTGAACCCCCAGTGCCACCAGTACCACCAGCGCCTACAGTAATAGTCAATGCAGAATTATTAGTTACACTAGCAAAACCAGCAAGTAGACCTCCTCCACCGCCACCGCCGCCTGAGTTTTGGCCACCACCCCCTCCACCAGCAACCACTAAATACTCAACATTCTGTGGAGGCAGTCCTGTCCAGTTATTGGCTTTAATTGCTTGAGCAACTTGGGGGAGTGTAAATATTCCGCTATATTGAGCCACAATTAAGCCCCTTGAGTTTTTTCAACCCATGCCAATGTTGGCTCATCCCAACGATAGAATTTTCCATCTGTAGGCATAGGAGTTGGTGCTTCCCACAAATATGTTATTACGTTTTTAGTCCAAGATGCAAATGGTTGTGGAGGAGAAAATCCTACTCCATCCCATGTGTAACCAATGCCAGCGTAGTTCTTGTGTAATGGAGTGCCACCAGTAGCATGAACATTTCCATGCGTGTTGTAACTAGTTTGAATCCACTCAGATGGGCTACCCCAATGACCTGTTGCCAATGTTTCAGCATCAATGACTATAACTTGGTCAACAATTCCGTTAGTAATATGTGCAAAATGTGCCATGTATGTATCCAGTTAAAAAGTTATAGTTCCAGATGATGTCCAAGTGTAAATTTGGTATCCATTAGCATTTGTTATTTGTGGTGAACCAGTTGTTGAAGTTGGAGCTAATTGTGTTGCAGGGTAACGAATGATTACGATGCCAGAACCTCCTGCCTGACCTGACCTAGCAACTCCTGTTGATCCACCAACAGTACCAGTACCGCCACCACCACCACCAGTATTTGTAGCTCCAGATGTAGCTCCAGCGTTGTATGGATCACCACCATTACCACCGCCAGCAACACCAAAACTACCAGCTCCTGTTAAATAAGCACCACCACCACCTCCACCAGCATAGAAAACTCTTTGGCCTGTTATGGTTGAGCAAATTCCAGCACCGCCACCTGCGCCATTATTAACACCTCCAGTAACGGCAAGTCCAACACTACCAGCACCACCACCACCACCACCACCATTAGAAGATGCGCCACCATTATTTCCTTGACCTGATGTTCCAGTAGTAGCGGCTTGGGAATTAAAACCACCGCCACCAGCACCAGAACCACGACCACCAGTAGGTGCGCCAGAAGTGCTATGTCCCGCTGATGGGCCACCTCCAGTTGTGGTAATTGAACTAAAAACAGAATCTCCACCTGCTGAACCTTGACCACCAGATGTGCCACCCGCACCACCTGCGCCTACAGTTACAGTTAAGCTAGAACCAAGAGATACTGCAAATGATGTTGCCGTTAATAAACCACCTGCTCCACCACCGCCTATACCACCAGAGTCAATTGCTTGAGAAGCTCCACTTCCACCGCCACCAGCAACCACTAGATATTCAACAGTTGTTGGAGGAGCATTTAAAGGATTAAAAGCTGCTGAAACAAAATTACCAATTGATCGTATTCCCATAAGATCACCAATTAGGAAATTGTTTCGTAACTTACTGTATAGGTAAGCTTACTTGCGGTACTACTAGTAACCCACAAAGTGCTTGCCTCACCAGAAACAGAAGTGTCCATCAAATAAAACATAGTAGTTTTATCAGAAATAATCAATGAAGCATCTGCTGGTATAGAGATTGTTGAGGCTAATGATCTGTATGTTGTGCCATCAGCCAAGCGAACTTCAACTGTTGCGTCATAAGCTGCTGCACCATCAATGTTTGCAACCATAATTTGGTTAATCTTTTGCACTGCTCCAGAAGATGGGGCGGCAACCAATGCGTTACGAGCTGTATCTGATGGAGTAATAGAAACTGTATGCGGTGTTGCAGTAGTTGCGGCAAGAATATTTGGTGCTGCCATGATTAATCCTTAAATTCCAAAAACAAGTGAAACAGCACTTACTTGCGCTCTTGTTAGACCACTAGCCGCTGGCGCAGTAGAAGACCATGTTGTGCCATTAGAAGTCAGTACATTTCCTGTAGTGCCTGGAGCAACAACTTGAACTGCAGAAGTTCCATTTCCTAGAATTACATTATTTAGCGTTAAAGTAGTAGCACCTGTGCCACCATTACCAACTGGAAGAGTACCAGTAACACCTGTAGTTAAAGGCAATCCAGTAGCGTTAGTCAAAACACCACTCTGAGGTGTACCAAGAATAGGTGTGGTTAATGTAGGACTAGTTAAAGTCTTGTTTGTCAGTGTCTGTGTAGAGTCACTCAATACTGACTTATCAGCAGGGTAAGTTACAAATACATCTTTAGATCCTGCAGCAAACGAGACTTTTGTATCACTATTGCTAGACTGCAATACAGTAGTCCTGGCAAGCGTTAATCCATCACTAGATAACGTGCCAAGACCAACTTCCCAATCAGAACCAAGGGCTACTGAGTAGTAAGTAGTGTTGCTATTGCCAACACCAGCAGAAAATGTTTGGAAGCCACTTACAGCACCACCAAGTGCAAAATCACTTGTGCCTGTTGTGGTAGTAGTTTCCTTTACCCGATCAGCAAGTACAAGTGCCATGATTAACTCAATGTAATGTCAAGATCGCCAGTAGGGATACGGAAAATATCACCCGATTTCT